TGCTGGTGCAACGGTGGTTGATACGTCAGATGTAGCAGCGGGTTCCACTGCTTCTGAAACGCTTCTTGGAGGCACAGATGGCGATGCTTTAGCGGGTTCCACTGCTTCTGAAACGCTTCTTGGTGCCACAGATGACGACACTAATGTCGTTTCTCTTTACGACTCTGGTAAAATCTACAGACGCGACGGTGTTATGTATCTTGGTAACCCGGCAAACAATGTCAAAGCAGACGGCGTAATCGACGGAACTTTGTATTCTGATGGTCAAGTTGTTGTTGGAATGGGCGAGAGTCAAACTGGCACAGGTGGTATAGGCACCATAGTTACTGGCGTAACTGGAACTGGGGACGCAACGACTGGCGTGACTGGGACTGGCGACGTAACGACTGGCGTGACTGGGACTGGCGACGCAACGACTGGCGCGACTGGGACTGGGGACGCAACGACTGGCGTAACTGGAACTGGCGACGCAACGACTGGCGTAACTGGAACTGGCGACGCAACGACTGGCGTAACTGGAACTGGGGACGCCAACACGACATTCACGGCCAACAACGACGCGACTGTTACAACGTCTAGCGATGGTGCTGTAACGGTAACGACTGTCACGGATGCAAATGGAAACGCGACTGTTACAACGAATAACAGTGTCACGGGTGAAACTACTACGGATAATGTGGCAGTTAACAACACAACAACCGTGACCAATGGCGATGTTAAGGTTGATGTTAATGCTGCGACCACTGGAACGGAGACCACTACTACCGAGACTACGCAGACGGGGGTTTCTTCTGAGGTAGAAGGAGTTGTGGATGTAGGTACAGCTGCCGATGCGGTCGTTCAGGCAGCGACAACTACTACGGTAGAGCAGCCTGTAGTAGAACAACCAGCGACTGTAGTAGATGTTCCAGTAGTCGCTCCGACTTCCTTTACTCCAACGGATACTGACGGCGATCCTGTTACTGATCCTGTAGGAGAGACAGAACCTGGGTATACTTCTGGTATTGCTGGTCTCGGAGGAGGTGTTCGCCCTGTTGTTTCTCCGTATTATCAGCCTCAACAGCCAGGGGCGTATAACTTCTACGTTCCACAGCCTGGAGTAGATCAAACAGTTCCTGCGGGCCCTGTTATGTCAGATCCGACATCTTACTTGGCACCTACTGCAAGTCCGCAGTATGGTTATGGGTATATTGCTCCGAATGCCGATCTTGAGTACTTGCGCCGACTGGCCCAGATCCAAGGCACGGGGGACGAGTTACTGCCTTCTGAGGACTTGATGAGCGGCACATGAATTTACAAGCCTTACCAGAGGACGCCTTAAAAGAGATCTTGGCCTTAACCGAGGCCAAGAAGCGGCTTGATACTCGTGAAAAAGCGCATGATTATTTCATGCCGTTTGCTCATCATGTGTATGAGAACTTTATTGAGGGCCAGCATCACCGTGTTATTGCGGAAAAGCTGGAGTTGGTTGCGCAGGGCAAGTTGAAACGGTTGATTATCAACATGCCCCCTCGACATTCTAAGTCTGAGTTTGCGAGTTTCTTGATGCCAGCGTGGTTCTTGGGCCGGAATCCTAAGCTCAAGATTATTCAGGCTACTCACAACACGGAGCTTGCGGTTCGATTTGGCCGCAAGGTCAGGGACCTTATAGACGACCCACAATATAAGGACATCTTCCCTGATACCAATCTGAAAGAAGACAACAAGGGTGCTGGTAAATGGCAGACGAGCGCGGGCGGCGAGTACTTTGCGGCGGGTGTTGGCGCTGCGGTCACGGGTCGTGGTGCGGATTTGTTTGTAATTGACGACCCACACTCGGAGCAGGATGCTTTGAGTGAGAGTGCGTTTGACAATGCGTATGAGTGGTACACTTCTGGGCCTCGTCAGCGTCTTCAACCTGGCGGTGCGATCATAATTGTTATGACTCGTTGGGGTAAAAAAGACTTGACAGGCCGTTTGTTGGCCGCGCAGGGCAGCGATGTCATGGCGGATCAGTGGGAGGTTGTGGAATTTCCTGCGATTCTGCCATCTGACAAGCCGTTATGGCCGGAGTTCTGGGAAAAAGACGCATTACTGGGGATTAAGGCGTCATTGCCTGTGCAAAAATGGAATGCGCAGTGGCAGCAGACGCCGACGAGTTCTGATTCTGCGATTATTAAGCGGGAATGGTGGCAGGAGTGGACTAAGAAGGATATTCCGCCTGTCAAGTACATTATTCAGTCTTACGATACGGCGTTTTCCAAGAAAGAATCGGCTGATTACAGCGCGATTACGACTTGGGGCGTGTTTGAGCCGGATGAGGGCGGGTCTGACAATTTGATTTTGCTGGATGCGCGACGAGGTCGGTGGAATTTCCCTGAACTAAAGGAAGTCGCGTATGAAGAGCACGAATACTGGGAGCCGGACATGGTTGTGGTCGAAGCGAAAGCGACGGGTACACCGCTTATTGACGAGTTGCGGCTTCGTGGTATTCCGGCACTAGGATTTTCGCCAGGGAAAGGGCGAGATAAGGTCACTAGGATGCATATGGTTGCGCCATTGTTCGAAGCTGGTGTAGTATGGGCCCCAAACGACAAGAAGTTTGCTGATGAAGTTATCGAAGAAGTAGTTTCATTTCCTAATGGCGATCATGATGACTTTTGTGATAGCATGACGTTAGCACTGATGCGTTTCAGGCAGGGCGGTTTCGTTTCTCTGCTTGGCGAGGAAGAAGAACACGACGAGTATCGTCGTAAACGGGAGTATTACTGATGGCATTGCCACCTCTTGTAGATTCAGGGATTCGTCCCGAGGACATGGTTCCTAACGAAGCGTCGGTAGAGGTTCCAGTTGAGGCCCCGATGGAGATGTTTCCTAATGGAGCTGAAGTTGTTGACGACGGCGAAGGTGGCGCAGTAGTTCGAAGTCTTGAAGAGATGATTGCAATGGAGGAATCTATGATTCAACCAGCGCATGACGACAACTTAGCGGAGTTCTTAGATGAAGATTATCTTGGAGAAATTTCGTCGGACCTGCGGGCGTCTTACGAAGATGACCTGGAGTCTCGTTCAGAGTGGGAAGAGACTTACACAAAGGGCTTGGATCAGCTTGGAGTTAAGTATGAAGAGCGTACTGTTCCGTTTGAAGGAGCTTCTGGAGTCACGCACCCGCTGATTAGTGAGAGTGTTACTCAGTTTCAGGCACAGGCGTACAAAGAACTGCTTCCTGCTGGTGGCCCTGTTCAAACTCAGGTTCTTGGTATGCAGGATGCGGCTCGTGAGGAGCAGGCATCGCGCGTCAAGGACTTCATGAACTACCAGATTATGGAAGTAATGGAAGAGTTCGATCCGGACATGGATCAGCTTTTGTTTTATTTACCGCTGTCGGGCTCGTGTTTTAAGAAAATTTACTTTGACGAGGCCAAGCAGCGAGCGGTTGCTAAGTTTGTGCCTGCTCAAGATTTGGTTGTTTCGTATGCAGCGTCTGATCTGCATACAGCGGCTCGTGTTACTCATGTTTTGCGTATGGATGCCAATGAACTGCGCAAGATGCAGATCGCTGGATTCTATCGTGACGTTGAGGTCAGTAAGTACGACGAGGACGAGGACGAGGTCCGTAAAAAAGTAAACGAACTGCAGGGTACTTCTAAAACGTACACTGACGATGTCTATACAATTCTGGAGATGCATGTTGACTTAGACCTTGAAGGGTTCGAGGACATGTCTCCTGACGGAGAACCTACGGGCATTGCGTTACCATACATTGTGACGATTGATGAGGGTTCTGGGAAAGTACTGTCCATCCGCCGTAATTTTGAAGAAGATGCGGGGCTCGCGAAGAAGCAGCAGTATTTCGTTCACTATAAGTTTATGCCTGGTCTGGGATTCTATGGCTTTGGGTTGATCCACATGATTGGTGGGTTAGGTCGCGCTGCTACGAGTATTCTTCGCCAGTTAATCGACGCCGGGACCCTGGCAAACCTCCCAGCTGGGTTCAAGGCTCGGGGCGTAAGGGTTCGTAATGACGACGAACCCTTACAACCCGGAGAATGGCGGGACATTGACGCGCCTGGTGGCAACATTCGGGACGCGATTATTCCACTTCCGTACAAAGAGCCTTCTGCAACGCTAGGACAGCTTCTAGGAATGCTTGTGGACAACGGAAGACGCTTTGTGTCACTGGCAGACCAGCAGTCTTCTAACATGAACCAGGAGGCCCCTGTAGGGACCACTGTGGCCCTGTTAGAGCGCGGCATGAAGGTTATGTCGGCTATCCATAAACGGCTGCACTATGCGCAGAAGAACGAGTTTCGTGTCTTGGCTCGAATCTTCCGCGACAATCTCCCACAAGAGTACCCATATGATGTGGCGGGCGGGGATCGCACGGTTATGGCTGCGGACTTTGACGGACGTGTTGATGTAATCCCAGTAAGCGACCCTAATATATTTTCTATGGCGCAGCGCGTCACGCTTGCTCAAACGCAGTTACAGTTGGCGCAGTCAAACCCGCAGGTACACAACCTTCATGCAGCGTTCCGTCGAATGTATCAGGCTTTAGAGGTTCAGAACATTGACGAGATATTGCCACCCCCTCCTCAACCACGGCCACTTGATGCGTTAATCGAGAATGCTCGGGCGTTGACGGGTGAGTTGTTGATGGCGTTTGATGGGCAGGATCACGATGCACATATCGAGCTTCACGTTATGTTTATGAAGACTCCTATCGTAATGACTTCACCGCAGGTCATGGGAACTTTAATCGGCCACCTTCAGGAGCACATTTCTAAGAAGGCTCGTGAAATGGTGATGACGCAGATTAAAGGTTTAATCTCTCAAGTACAGATGATGGCTCAGTCCGGTGAGGTTGACCCGCAAACGGCACAGCAGCAGATTATGGAAGTACAGCAGCAGATGCAAAATCCAGAGGAGATCGAGAAGATGGTCGCCTTACAGGAGTTGCAGTTGATGAACGAGCTGATGCCGAAAATTACTCCACAGGGTCAGGACCCCATGCAGGATCCGTTGGTACAGATCCGTATGCAGGAACTTGGAGTCAAGCAGCAAGACTTGCAGCGTAAGTCGATTGACGATGCAGCTCAGATTCAGTTGGAGATGAACAAAATGCAGCAACGTGCGGCGACGGACGCGGCTCGTATTGAAAGCATAGAAGACATCGCGGCCCAGCGGGACGATACCAACCAAGATCGTATTGAGGTGCAGCGACAGAAGATGATGAGAGGGTAAGATGCCGCTCAAGCAAGGTAGATCTAAGGATGTAATCAGCCAGAACATCAAGACTGAAATGGCTGCTGGAAAACCGCAGAAGCAGGCGGTTGCCATTGCGTTAAGCAATGCAGGAAAGAC